TGCTCCTATAAGTATTGCTTCTATTCTATACAGTCGTTTGTCTATAGCTTCATATCTACTCGTACATGCATCCACATGATCGTCTATCTTTTGATTTACTAGGCTTGCAGTAGGTTTAGACATGTTTGCTCCTTAGTTATATTTGTGTTACAGAATCGCCATAGATATGACTTGCAGCACTTGTCGATGCAGCCCCTCTAGTGCAACCTATAAGATTTGTTCCATCAACTCCAGTATAAGTAATCTTTTCATTACCTATTTGCACAGTGCCAGATGTTGTAAATGGGTTTGTATTACCGACAGGAATTTGGTTTATAGAATCATTAATATCAGATGTAAGGTCATTTACACCTTTATAATCTGTATTAACTGACCATGAAGAACCATCATGTTTGTATTTTCCACCCCACCAAGTAGCCTGTGCATCTACGCCTGTATGTAATGTTGCGTTGCTTGAATCGCAATCTGCAATAATTAATTCAGGTGTACCGCCTACACTAATTGTTGTTTGGTCAGAACCAATATCTACAGTTTTACTATCTTCTAAATAATAAAGACTTATATTAGTTCCATTTCTTACTATTGTTTGCATTTGTTTTCTCCTTTATGTCTTAACTATTTGCAAATCGGTGTCTGTTAAAGCTACACCTACTTTTTGATTACCGCTAGAGGTTGTTGTAAGAGCTGTCTCATCGTCTAAATAATAAGTGCTTCCTGCAGTTAACCCAGATTGATTAGTATCTATACTATAATCAAGTTTTGCAGCCACTATATTTCCATCTGACGCAGCAAATTGTGCAAAACCATCAAAATTTGCTTTAGTACTAGCTACGGCAGGTGAAGTTATCATCTTGGCTTTAGCATAATCATTATCTTCATCTTGATACGATAAAATCATTTTATTTGTATCAGAATCAAAAGCAAGAGTAGCACCTGATGTTTGAGCTGCTGCAGTCATTACATTATCCGTAAAACCAGAAACTGTTATTGCACCTGTTACACCACCATCACCAGTTAAAGTAAATGCAGCAAGTTTTAATCCATCTGCATTTCCTGCAGCATAAACATGAGTATCTGTTGAAGTATCATATGTTAAATCCATACCTCCATATCCTTCAGGAAGGTTATCATGCCCAGGTTCAATAATAGTAGATTTTCTCAGCGTACTTGCACTAGCTCCTGTAGATGTAACATTTACTCTTGCTGCTTGTGTTTTATTAGAATCATTAGCCGCAGACCAAACATAAGCAAATACAGTTTCTCCAGAAGTTGTTCTATCTGGATCAAAAGAAATACAACCATTTCTAACATTATCATATCCTCCTGAACCTCCTGCAAAAGCGTCTGTAGTTACCCAAGCAACAGTATTAGTTGTTCCTCCAGTTACAGTTGCTACAGTAAACCTAACAGAACTATTACTATAATTAGAATAATTTATAATATGTTTGTCGTTAGTAGTATCATAAAGTACCCCAAAAATTCTTTTTGAATCTCCACTACCTTCCATATAGGCTTCACTACCAAGTGTAATATTATTAGTAGTTCCACCATTAACTGTCCCAACCCACGAACCAATTTTTCCACTATTAGTTTGTTGTCTTCCCATTATAAGAACTCGGTCTACACCAAGATCATAAGAAATGGCAGGACTTTGATAACCTTTTGAACTATCTATTGTTTGAACACTTCCCCAAGAAGAAGCATTTGTTCCTGCGGTTATTGAGCCTACAACGGAATATAGATAATCACTTGGTCCTACAAATAAAACTATAATTCTATTAGTATCAGGATCATAAACTATAGAATTAGGAGATTGGTATTGTGCTACTGTAGTAACACCTGAATGAAAGACTACAGGAGTTCCTGCAGTAACACTATCTGTACCTGATTGTAAAACTACTGCAGTACCATAATTTGAATTAGCTGTGTCTTTATAAATAACTACAGTTCTATCTGAACCTGTATCATACACAGAATCAAGTTGTTGTGTGGTGTTAGTTCCTGAAAGAGTAGTAGCACTTCCTAGACCTATACTATTACCAACAATAGCTTTAATTTTACCTGACGCTACATCAATAGGAGCACCTTTAGTAACAGCACCATCTGCTTCTGCATAAAACTCAAACTCTCTATCTTGTAATTGTATTTGAGTAGCAGATATAGCTTTACCTATAAATTCAAAACCTCTTGCATTTCCTGCTAAACCTATAGTGCCTGCACCATTTGTAAATAGCCTAGAACCTACAGTAAGAGAAGAGTGTCCCTCAGATATACCACCAGGTATAACTATTTTACCTGTAGCACCATCTGATATAGCTGCCGCAGATACTCCTAAATAATTAGCTTTAGTTAGGACAGTTGTTGTAGTTGAAGCATTATAAAAACTAAGATAGGCAACTTTACTGCTATCATCACTATCTTGTAAACCAAACAAAACACCTTTACCTACACCTGCAGAAGCACTACCTGGTCTTACTTCATGTTCATTAGCAGATACCTCTACAGCACTACCTACACTAAATGAAGAAGCACCTGGAGTAATAAGTAGATAAGTTAAATCATCTCCATCATCGTTATCTTTATAAACAAAATATATTTTATTTTGATCTTCAAAATAAACCATATCAAAATATTCATAATTAGCACTTGTATTTTTAATACTAGCAGGAGTTGTAAAAGATATAGAGTTAGTTCCTGAATTTACAGTACCTATAGCTCCTTTTAATTCTGTATCTGCTGAATTTTCATAAGCTAAAAATACTTTGTTATTTGTAGTATCATAAGTTAAAGATGTAGTACCACCTGCATCTCCACTATCTACAACAACATCAGAGCCTACTGTTAAAGAAGGAGAACCTGAAGTTCCTGCTGATTGTATAACATTAACAGTAGTATATCCACTATTAGAATTATCTTTATATGCTAAAATTGTTCTATTAGTATCTGGATCAAAAACTAAACCTACTCTATAATTTGCAGGATTACCTGAACATATTGTAGAAGCACTACCTGTAGTATATGTTGTTCCGTTAATATGTATTGGTATAGCATAAAAATTACCAGTTCCATCTGTAGCATCTGAATATGTTGCTATTAGATAATTAGTGCTTGTATCAAAAGCTAGTTGTATTGTACCACTATATGTTCCTGATTGGTCCTCACCAAAAGTATCTACTGCTGTGCTAAAACCGCTAAATGTAAGATCAGAACCTATTGTAGCAGTTCTTAAATTTAAATTACCACTTCCTGCAGAGCCTGCTTGGTATGTAGCGTGTATACGACCATTACCTGCAGTAACAGCCAATCCACTTCCTATTGTTGCTGCAGAATTTAAAACTTCTGGAGTACCCCATGTTATAGAGCCTGTGTTATTATCATCCCATGTTCCTGCTACTATAGTAGGATAACTACTATTAGAAGTATCTTTATATAACATAACAAACTTTCCAGAAGTAGGTTCGTATGCTGTCATAACTGTACTATTGGTAGTATCTGAGCCGTCTAGGTCTGCTAGTTTTGTAGATGGATCAGAAGCTACTGTTGTAGTTTCAGCAATTTGTTTTGCCTTACCTGCAGCAGTTCGTATAACTGGTTTTCTAATAGCTATATCACCATCTGCAACCATGTCTACAGTGCCACCGCCTCCTGCATCAGCCCAAGATAAAGTATTAGAACCATCTGTTTTAAGAACTTGATCTGCACTACCATCTGCATTAGGTAATACCCATACTTCATTAGAAGATATAGCATCTGGAGCTTTAAACCCTACATAGTTTGCACCATTAGCTGCTAACTCTTGGAATCTAAGTTCTGTACCATTTCCTGTACCTGTACCATGCGGAGCAAAGCTAATACCACCTGCAGCTACAACTGCTGTAGTATCATTACCATCTTCGTCATACTCAATGCTTACATCTTGATCTGAACCAAGATAAATTTTCTTATCATCTGCAATATATAAGTCACCCCATTCAAGAGATGTACTACCTATATCAGCACCACCTGAAGCATCAGGTACAATAGAAGTTTCTGCTGTAAATGTATTTGTCCTAATTCCAGAAGTACCATTGTCAATAGCACCAAATCCTGAAGTTATAGAACCACCATCTAAAGCACCTACAGAAGTTATGTTTGTTTGTGCGGCAGTTGTTAATGTACCTGCAATGTTACCAAAAACTACATTACCTGCTGTGCCACTAAATACTTCTGAAGAGTTTGTAGCATCTGGTATAAATGTAAATGCACTTGCAGAATCATCATAACCAAAGAAACCTACTTTAGCTGCAGAACCTGTATGGTATCTAAATTCAATACCTCTATCTTTGTTGTCATCAGAGCCTGGTGCAGAATCTCCACCTAATGTAAAGATAGGATCATCTATAGTTACTGTTGTAGAGTTTACAGTTGTTGTAGTTCCGTTAACAGTAAGATCACCTGCTACCGCAACATTAGCACCATCAAAGGTTAAAGCAGTTGTAGTACCTGATTTAATAATTAAGTTACCTGAAGTGTTAGTTGCACTACCGAATGTAGTACCTGCATCTTTAAATAATATATCTCCACCATCTGCATCTATAGTAACATCACCTACTGCGTCTATACTTACTGCACCACTAGATGTTATATTAGCAGAGGAAGCTACAACAGCATAATTACCCATATAACCATGAGAAGAACATTGATAATATAATGTGCTTGGAGTTTGATTTGTAACTGCTATAGTTGTGTGAGCACCTGCAGTACCAGGTGTACCACTAGTTGTAACACCAGTTGTATAAGCTATAGTTTTAGCAGCATCTAAATAAAATCTTAATGGGTGTCCACTATTACTAGAATCTGCTTGGTCAAATTTATAAAAATACTCTGTAGAAGATGTAACACTATCTGCACCATGTAATTCAAGAGCAGGAGATTCTACGCCATTTAAGAAGTATCCACTAGAACTACCATCTCCGTTATATGGATGTGCAGAAGTTTTAGAAGCTACAGTAACAGTAAATACTACTGGACTTCCTGTAGGACCATATATACCTGCTGAAGCATCTGCAAATAATATACCTACATCTGTTATGTCTTTTCCTTGTGCATCTAAATCACCACCTAGTTGTGGAGTTGTATCTTCTACAACATTAGATATAGCACTTGATGTAGCGAGACCTGATACTAAAGTAGATCTAGCTACTTTTTTCAACCCACCACCAGAAGTATCTACAGCTAATAAAACATCATCATTAGCAATACTACTTATTTCGGCTAAATCTCCAACAGCAGTAGGCTCAAAATCTGTACCATCTGCAATAAGAAGTTTACCTGCAGTGTTAGAAGCCATAGCTAACTTACCATTTAAAGTAAGTGTAGTGCCATCAAATGTAAGATTTGCTTCACCGTCTAATTGTGTGGTTGTTGAGGCTACAGTTACAAGTTCATTTTCTGTAGCATTGTTTATCGTAGTTCCAGAACCAAATGATAGAGTGCCAGAGCCATCTGTTTTAAGAACCTGATTAGCTGATCCATCTGATGTAGGTAATGTCATAGAAGTGCTACCAAAACCTATTGCATCTAAATAGGCTGTGCCATCTACATATATGTCTTTTATTTCTTTAGAAGATGTGCCAATATCTACTGTATTGTCAGTTACAGGAACTAATGCACCTGCACTAGTTAATTCTAAGTATTCTGTTAATGTACCATTTAATGATGTAGATAAAACAATTTTAGAATCTTGTGTTGATGCAGTCGCAGTAAATGATTGTTCTTTTTTAACTGCTATCTTAGCAGCATCTACTGTGTTACCGCCTGTATCTTCTAAATCAAATCTAAGAGAAGCTATGCCTGTTGTGTCAGCAGCATCACTTTCGTTTCTAAGAACAAGAGCTACAAACTCTCCATCATTGTCTTGTGTAGCTAATAAAGAAGCACTGCCTACAGGTTTAAATTTAATATCTTCTCCAGAACTACCAAAGAAGTGAAAACCATTTACATTTATATTACCTGCTAATTGTGTAAGACCTTCAGCAGTAGAAATAGAATCATCTACATATGCTTTTCTTGCAGCATCTCCATCGGCAGTAGGTGCAGCAAGACCGGTTACTTTGTTACTACCCATAGCTAGATCGCCACTCATTGTTGTAGCAGCAAGTGTATCTATATTAGCTGTGCCATCAATATATAAGTTTTTAAACTCTAAAGATGATGTACCTAAGTCGATATCATTATCAGTTACAGGTTTAATAGCACCATCAGCAAAAGTAACTTGAGCAGTGCCTCCTGCAGTAAATGACATTTCATCTGTGCCTGAGAAGTATAGACCTTGGTTTGTATCACCTGTGTTTGTAATAACTGGAGCAGAAGCTGATCCGTCTGGTAAAGATAATACACCTGCAGATAATGTAGCACCTACATGTATTTCAAGAGTATCTACATAAGCAGTTCCATCAATATAAAGATCTTTAAATTCTAGTGAGCTAGTTCCTAAATCAATATCACTATCTGTTACAGGAACGATTGCTCCATCTTGTATTCTTATTTGTTCTACAGCAGAAGAAGATACTTCTACAAAGAAACCATGTCTATTATTAGATGTGTCAACAACTATTTTATTTAATGCATCTACGTCAGCTATTAAACCTACATATGCACCTTCAGTAGAAGAACCATCATGATTATGGCCTCCACTAAATGCAAATGCTGCTAGTATTGCATCAAACTCACTGTTAAGTGGGGCTGCTGTAATTGTTTCCCCATCTTGTATACTACTAGAACTTTGTCTTGCGTATCCTGTCATTATCTTACTCCTGCCTCTCCAAATTGTACTGCAAACCCATGTATGGTATATGGGTTAGCACTTGACACTGTAACAAATTTAAATTGTATAGCATGCCCTGATCCTTGTATGGCTTGTCTTATAACCGGTTTAGTAGCACCACCATAAACAAACCCTGCTGTATTATATGCTGTTTCGGTATCTCTATATTCAGCATAACCACCAGTTGATGCTATTGTATAATCATTAGGACTTGCATAATCAGAATCTAACCAATCATAATCTGCTGTCACAATAAAATTATTATCACCTTCTGGCCTAGTAAATACAGTAACCTGTGAAAACACTTTTCTTTTTTCTGTATTACCAAAATCTAAAAACGGAGATACATATGTTGCATAAACATTATCGTCTTGAAATGTACCACCTTGTTCTTGTCTATATACGTATCCGCTATGATCTCCATGAAGTACGTATTCATCATCTCCTACAAAACCACTAACAGCACAATTAGCTTGTATACCTCTTAACTCGCTAAATTCCCAACCTGTTCTTTGATCTGAGGTACGTAAACCTCCTAAAAATCCTGATGTGTTTACTGCAGTAAGAGTAGCCTTACCAAACATATATCTGAATTGAGATTTCTCTCTTACAACAGTACTACATAATTGTTCATTTGTAAAGTTAATATCATATAAGTTTAGTACTTGTTGTATTGGTTTTGATATAGTTGCTAACTCAACGTCACCTATTCTTTCTGTTCCTTGTACTGTTCTTATACCATCTGGAGCAAGAAATATAACATCACCACCTATTTCTTGAATGCTATCACTTGCAACACAACCTACACTATTAGATACTTCTTGTATTACAAAAGAATTTATGCTGTCTCCAGATAATCTTCTTATATCGTTTTTACCAAATATATATAAATTATCTCTAAATCTTTTTATTCCTGTAATGTCAAAACCAACATTAACACTACCTGCACCACTTGCTGCTGTAAAATCACTATCGCTATTTGGTGCAGTAAATACTAATAATTGAGGTGATTGACTCATTCCTGCAAAAAATATTCTATTTTTAAATGCTTCTGCAAAACTAGCATTATCTACATCTGTTGAACCATTTAATTTAGTCCAAGAAGTATCAACTAACCTCATTGGATAATTAATACCATCTGTTAATATTAAACTTTTATTTCCTGTTACAGAATGATTTAGTCCTCTAATTCTAACTACGTTAGTAGCAGATTGTCCTGCAGTTAAACTGACGCTTGACCACCCTGCACCTGCAACATATTTAAGAACATCATAATCTGTTCCTGATGATTTTTTTCTTGCTGCATATATTACATCATTATATATAAACAAACCTAAAATAGCTCCTGTTCCTGCAGGTCTATTGTATGTAGCATCTATATACTTGTAACCACTTATTCTTCTATAACCACCAAAAGGTGATACTTCAAAATTAACTAATCTAGTTGCTGCTCCAGGTAGATTATCACTAAGAGTTAAAAAATCTTCGTTAGTGTATAATCCTCCTCTGCATGGTATTTTAAGTGTTGCAAGCCTATCAGTCATTTATTACATTAGAAACACGAGTGTCTCTTATCCTTATATAACGATTAATCAGTATCTGACGCATCTTTTCTATTCCGTCTGTAAATAGTTTTTTACTTAAAGATGCTAATTCTACATTATCTCTCATCATATAAAGATGATATACAGCCCCATCTATTAATACATTTTTATATTGATTCGGTGTTTCTGGTACATCCCCATGTAAATCAAGTTCGGTAGCTGTTTTAAAATATGTATATTTCAATACATATGCTTTATCTGGTGTAGGGCTTACACCTATCTTATAGTCTGGAGTTAAATATACGTATATAGGAGTATCGTAATCTCCTGAATCTCTTTGTTCATCTCTTTCTTTATACCTGTCTACGTATTCTTGATAAGAAAGAGGTATTAAATGTGTTTCTTCTACATTAAGTGTATCGTCTCTATCTATTAGTACAGTATCAATATCTATACTTAAATGTCCTGATGTTATACTGTACTCATTTGTTCCTGCGGTTAATGTCTGACTAGTTGTAGCATAAGCAAAAGGCCACTCTTGTTCAGACATAAAAATATCTCTTTGTGAATTGTTTATAGCATCTTGTGCTAATTTTTGTATTCCTGTAGCAGTAGGAAAAGTTGACGATGTTAATTCAACTTCGTTCAACCTTCTTAGTACTTCATTTGTTGTTGATAAATATGTATATGCCATATAATAAATAGTAGGAAGGACAAGAAATACTTATCCCTCCTACTCCTAGAAAAATATTTATGCTAATAGATCTCTATCTGCTACAGTTCTTCCTGTTTGTTGAGAAGAAATGTCAGCTAGGACTGCATAAACTCTAAGTACGCCACTAACGCATGCTGTATCAGTTGCTGCAATTTTTACATCAATAGTATCTGCTGTAGATATTAAAGCTGTATAAGTATTTGCTGCTCCTGTGTTCACAATATTAGCTTGACCATTAGTGCCTGCTGCAAGGTAGCCAGTTGATGATAAATCACCACCGTCTACAATGTCATCGCCTGCTGCAAAGTCAATATCAGCAGTGGCAGAGCCACCTGTAAAAGCTGTAGTAACTTCAGCACCTGCCGCAATAACAATAGTATTAGCAGGAACTTCTAGTAATTGAAAAATATCGCCACTAGCAACATTAGAAAATGTTCCTTCTGATACTAGTTTAGCAACGTCTAACTCTTTTTCAATTACATATGCTCCTCTACGATTACCTGGTAGAGTTGCTGTTGAGTCAGAACTAACGCCTGTAGTGGATTTAGCTGTTAAATCATAAGTTGCCATGTTTTATCTCCCTTACGCTGCGTTATATTTAGCTGTCACAATGCCTTCAGGTCTTAGGATTTTTCTTCCGTACATCTGCATTCCTCTGACTATGTCAGCGAATGATTCAGGATCACGGTAAGATTCAACTTTATTGATCTGAGAAGCAGTTGCTACTGCTGAACTATGTCCTGCAACAATAAGACCATAGTTAGTATTTTGGTTAGCTGAACCAGAGGTTGCAGAACCAGTACCAACTGAAGGTAAGTTACTAGAAACATATACATCGAAACCATGTAGATTACCGATTGAAATACCATTTACAAGTCCACCTTTATCTGCGGTGTCATTGTTTAATAGTCTAGAATCTTCATCTGATAATAGTTCCATGAATACAGGATCAACTACTAGCCAACGACCTGCTGTATCAACTTGTTGTTGATTCAACAATCTAGCCATTCTAGCTACTACTTGAAGCGGTGTTGCAGTAGCTGTCGCTGCTGCTGTTGCTCCAGGCATTCTTACTGCTAGAGGGATAGAATGATCGCCTGCTGAACCAGTTGTAATGTTACCAAAATCACCTTTTTTCAAGATCATTGAGGATAATAATTCATTACTTCCTGCTGTGCTTACAGCTTTAGTGCCTGATACTGTGTCATTAGCAGTATCAGCAACTGAACTTAAAGCTGATTGTTTAAAACCAGATAGGTAACCAAGAACTTCTTGATCGTATTGATCACGAAGTCTATAGCCTGCTCTATCTGATGCCATGCTTTCAAAATTAACATGAGAGTGAGCTTCCTCAATATCATCCATTTTAAAAGCAAAGTAGTTTGCCTGATCAACAACTAGGCTGAAATCCTCATCGTCTAAGTCTTGCGGTGTGACTGTAGTACCACGAGAATAAGCTTTCACTGTTATTTCTGGCTCTTTAATAATACGAACTGTATCACCAAAGTTTGCAATTTCTCCAAAGTAGTCATTGTTAGTAATAGATTCAGCAACGGAACTCTTACGAAAAGCTTGTTGAACCTTTTGACTGTAAATAACTGGAGAGAAATTACCATTAGGTAGGTTAGTATAACCTGACGCTACTTTAAAAGCCATCTGTTTTCTCCTTTTTATATTAGAGGCCAACAAACGATAACCTCACTTCGTAAGGGCTGATGCTGAAAATGGGTGTCTATGCCTAGAGGCCATAACATCAGGTAGCCTGAGTGAATTTCGTTTGGTAAGTGTAGGGTGGGATAGATGTCAAATACATTTGACACTTTCGGCCTACTACGATTGTAGTATATGTTACATACATATACAAAAAATAGGTTTTGTCAACCTATTATTACTGTCTAGCTGCTCCACTAACATCATATTCAAAGTTTCCAGAACGTATTGCATTAGCAATAGCTTCTTCATTTGCTGAATATTCTTGTGATGTCATTCTTGCAACATCAGACTCTTTTATGATATCTGAAGAACTAGCAGTGTCTGAAGGGGTAGAACCACCTTTTGTTTTTACTGCTTTTGCAGCATCTGTAGACTTTGCTTTTTTCTTACCTGTAATACCCATATCTGCTTTATATAAATCAATAGCACGAGATGCAGCTTTAGCATCTGTTTCGTTATCGTATAAAGCTTTTTGAATATACTCAGGTTGTTCTTCAGCCCAATCATGAAATTTAACATCATTTCTAATGTCTTCAAAATCAGGATGTAATCTTAATAGCTCTGCTTCTGCTATTTGTTTTGCTGACTTTTGTTCTTTTACAGCAATAGATTCTAATCGTTCTTCAATAGATGCATTCATTTCTTTTGATTTTTTAATAGCAATAGTTTCTATTATTCTTGCTACATCCGGATATTCAGCAGACCATGCTTCTAGTTCTTCATCTGTTTTAGGAAGCTTTATTTGTTTCTTAGTAGCTTCTGCTAACTGTTTTTTAACTTTTTCAAGCTCTGCATCTTTTTCATCTGCAACTTTTTGAGCATGTCTTCTTAAATCACCATATCTTTTTTTAAATGATGCTTCTTCAGCATTAGCAGGTTCTTCTGTAGTTTCTTCAGTTGTTTCTTCTGTAGAACCTTCTCTTGCTTTTAATTCTTCTTCAGCAGCTAACTCTTGCATAGTTGGTTCTGCTCTTTTGTACCTTACAGGCTTTTTCATAATTGTATCGCCTGTGGCTTCATCTTTTTTTACTTGTACTTCTTCTGACATTTATTTCTCCTTTATGGGGCTACTCAGTTGCCTATTGCTAGGGGTTAGTAGGTAGCCATTAAACAGTGCTTACATAGCTAATGAGTTAAAATTAAAACTATTCTGTTGTTGCACTGGTGCTATCTTGTCATAGATAGGCATTAATGCTGCAAGTTCTTCTCCTGTAACTTGAGCAAATTCTTTCTTTTGAAATCCATCTAAAAGATTTCTTTCATAGTCTGTTAGTACTGCTTGACTGCCTGCTCCTGCCATACCTGGTCTATAAGTAGACAAAACAGATATTTTTTTACGATATTCACCCATTTTATCAAATGTTGCATAACCTTCTCCTCCTGCAGCTTTATCTGCTAATGCAAACATAGTAACAACATTTATATCGTCATTAATTTTGTTCATCATTTTTTCTGCTGCATCGTCTCCTCGTAAACCTTTACCTACTTGTCCTTGACCATGAAGTAATTTATAATCTAAATCTTTTTCGTGATATTTATACATACCTAGTTCATCATAACCATCTACGTAACCATATCGTAAGCCAAACTCATTACCTACATCTATAAATAACTCTCCGCCTATATTTATTTCTAGAGACTCTTCTAAGGCTGCTACGTAACCTCCTGCAGTATTTATTAAAGCCTCTGCTCCATCTCTATTTTCTTGAGAAAATTTAGATCCTGTAAAACCACCTACTATAATATCATCAGGACTATATACATCTTTATCAAAATCAATCGCTGCTTCTCCTACGTAAGTACTAGGAGGACCTTTAAATAAACTTATTACACCTGCAGCTAGTGCTACGTAACCTAGTACTGAAACCGCACTACCTAAAGCTGTACCTGTAGTTGCTGCTTTAGCTCCTGCACCAAGTAGTCCACCTTGTGCTAACACACCTGTTGAGTAGCCTAGTCCTGCAACATTACCAACACTAGGTCCATTTTCTATAATATCATATAGTGATAATCCTGCACCTACTGCAGCTAAACCTGTTTTCCAATTCCATACACCATTACTTGACATAGGAGCTTCGCCTGTAAGATCTGCTCCTGTTTTAGTAGATGCACTACCAGAAGTGTTTACATTAGTTAAATTACCATCATAAACACCTTGTTTTCCTCCAGAAACTATATAAGCTTCTCCTGGTGTTAATTGAATAGTTTTTCCGTCTACTACTGTTGTAAAAGCAGATCCAGGTGATCCTCTAAATGGAATTATTCCTCCTGCTTCTGCTGCTTTACCTATAGGTGTAACAGTTGAACCAATAGGAACTATAGTGTTGCCTACTGTAATACTTGTACCTGTCATAGCAGCCGTAGATGCACTTGTTAAAATACCTGCATTAGCAGCAGCAGCTTTATCAAATCCTAAAAATTTTCCTACAGGATCAAATATATTGTTTTTAGCCCAATTAAAAACTGATTCTGTTATTGCACCATCAAGAAATAATTTATCTAATGCTGCAACTGTTGCAACGCCTGATAATAGTTGTTCTGTGGTACTTGGTTTTGGTGGAGTGCTACCTGATCTATCTACGCCAAAGCCTGGCATATTTTCTAAATCAACGCCTGTATAATTACCACCTACAATGCCTGTAGTTCTTGGACCTGTGGCTGTTATCTTTGTATTAGGATTAGTTACTCTATAGTTTCTACCTTCTGGTGTTGTAAGTGTTGCTTTATTACCACTATCGTCAGGTGTTATTGTTTGTCCTTCTCTAGTGGTTACTCTAGGACCAACAGGATCAACAGGTCTACCTATTATTTTTTCATCTCTTCTTGGAAAATTTGTTTTAGGTTCTTCTTCTACTGTAGGAGAACCACCCTCATTATATCTAGCTACAGTAGCACCTTTACTGGCCATTACTTCATCTGTTTGTTTTTTTACATCTTTAACTATAGGTGTACCATCTTCATCAACAGGTCTTATCTGCCCATTATCTTCTAGTTCATCTAAAGCGTTTAATGCTGTTTTACGCATGTTCTCATATTTAGATAAACCATGGTAACGAACTACATTAGCAGGAACTACTAGTTCACCTTCAGATATCATAGCAGGTATATCATCAGCTACTTCACTTTCTGTAGCACCTGGTGTATCATCAGCATTATCTGCTAGGCCACCTTCCATAAATTTTTGTATATCTATAGAACCGCCTTTAGCCATAGTAGTTAATTCTTTTTCATATAAACCTAATTGCTGTCTTTCTTCTTCAGTAAAAAATCTATTGTATACTTTACTACCTTTTTCACCTGAGTATCTATCTAATGTTCCTAAATACTTTCTATATTCCTCTGCATCAAAATCATTCATGACTTCTAATGTTTTTTCTCCTAATAAACCATCTACTTCAATTTTTTTATTTTTAGATACTAAATATTTTTGTAAGTCTTTAATAGCTCCTGCATTTTGTCCTGTGTATCCTGCATCCATAAATAATAATTTAGCAGCTTCAGGACTTACAGTTTCTAATTGGCTTAAATTTCTAAATTTACTAGGCTTATCATCTGAAACATTTTGACCTGTATATTGTCTATACATAATTTCTGCTACTTGTTCGTCTGTTAATGTGCCTTGTTTTATTTCTTCAGCAAACTCTGGATAAGAATCTATATGTATTCCTTTAAATGCTTGATTAGTTTCTTGGCCATCTTTATCACCTGTGCTACCTTCAGCAAATAACCATTGCCCCATCATTTCAGTTTTAAAGTAATCACTAGGTGTAAATTCTTCTTCAGTTACAGGTATTGCACCTTCGTTAGCCATAATAGGTTTTTCATATTTTTTTAATAGTTTTTCAGGCTCTAGTAACATAGCTGTTTGAATGTTAGTATTACTTGACTGTGGTTTTTTTGCAACACCACTAACTTTTTTCTTAATATCTTTATCTTTAGCTTTTTCTTTAGATGTTTTTGGATCTAATATAGACGGATCTTTTAAACCGTCACCCTCTCCTTTACCTACTATTGTGCCCCCTGTTGCTAATCCCATAACTGTTCCTCCTTTTGCTAAATTAGGTACTCCTAACGATCTTAATTTTTCTATAACTCCTGCTGTTTCTTTTCTAGTTAAATCTCCTTGATTTAATATAGATGTTAAAGAATTTATACGTGCTTCTTTAGTTGGATCTATTTCAGGCAAACCTTCAGTGTTAATATCTAACTTTTTATATGTAGTGTTGTCACCACCAAATTCATCATCATAACGAGTAAACTTAGGTCTTTTAGACTGCATAGCTTGGTCTAATGGTGCCATTCTTTCTGCTTGTATTAACTTAGACTCATGTCCCATATGTGTACCTACATTTACAGCAACATTAGAATTATCAGCCACACCTTCAATTTTTATATCTTTTTTAGGGTTAAGCATTATTAAATGATTGCCACTGCCACTTGTAACTGCTTGATAACCACCTTTTCTTAAAATACTTGTCATATCTTCAGGAGGTAATCCATATTTTAAACGACCTGTTTTTTTAAAATCCTCTAGCATATCAGGAATCATATTACTAGATCCTCTATAATAGGATATTAAACTTTTTTCGTATTCTTTAAGCATAGATGGAGTTACATTAGTATCAATTTTTCCTATCTCAATAGGCTTATAAAGCATATCTTCATCACCTCTAGGATTAGTTCTAACCCTCTTATTTTTTTTTGCATTTTCTCCGCCCCATACTTTTAAATCTTTTTTTACTCTTACTGTGTACAAATAAGGACCATAAGTAGATGCATCATAAATATCTGGAGTTAAATATGTACCAAAAGCAGTTCCCTGCTCTGGATCATATCTCATGTCAGGTTTACTTTGAAGAGATTTTAAATTACCCTGTCCTGTTCCATGATACCATAAAGGTTCTGTCCATTTATTAGATTTTAAATTTTTACCTTTATTAAATTCTTTTATTTGATTAGTAATAACATCATCTTTGACTTTAACACTAGCTGTTAATTCTGCCATTTGATCTACTGTTGTCATAGGTGCAGTTTTAAGTATATCCGTATTATTTATGTTTTTTCCTACTTTATTAACTGCCTTAGCTCCTGCTTTAGCAACACCAACACCTAAAGAAGCACCACCTGTAATTACACCTAAAGCATCTACTGCAAATCCTGCAGGATCTGTTGCAAATGTTTCTTTAGCTTTTTCAATACTACCATACCTATCTGCAAAATGTTGACCGACAGCTCTTGCCATGTCTTCATTTCCTTGCTCACCTGGTATTGCTAACTGTACTATTCCTGATCCTAACTCATACAAACTTTTAGCAGTCTGTACTGGGTTTGTTATCATTTCTACTGTATCTTTTATTAACTGTTTACTACTAGGTACAAAATTTTGTTTTGCTCTTGATAAAACAGAATCAGTTTGTTCATTCGTATTAGCTAATACCTGTTCCATTTTTCCCCTCTTTAGCTTTTTGTATTACTTCATCTCTGAACGTAGCAAATCTTTGTAACTCATGTATGCTACCTTGTATTTGTATTATCTTGTTATGGTCTGTTTCTCTTATAAGATTTTTTACATGAGATTTAATTCTTTCTTCTGCGTAATCAAATAAAGCATCTATAGATTGTTTATTATTAGCTACTACTAATAATTTTCTAGCTACTTCTGGACTCACTGTATTTCTCCTTCACTAGGTGGCCTTCCTGAAAATCCTGGCATTCCTGGTTCAGGTGCTCCTCCAGGACCTATCTGACTATTGCCTGTACCTGCAGGACTAGTTGGTGGAACTGTTCCTCCTCCTTCTGGTGGAGGTGGTGCTCCTGCCCCTGGTGGTTGTTGTGGTGGTCCTTGCATCATTCCAGATGCTTGCATAACTTTAGCTTGTCTTAAAGCTTCTCTTTCATCATTTACAAACTTCTCAGCATCAAGATCAAATGAGTGTGCTATCTCTCTTAATATTACTGGGAACTTTACAAAAGGTGCTAGTGCAGGATTAGAACCAATTTGCATAAGTTGTAATAGTCTTTGACTTCTTACTTCGTTACGCATAAGGCTTTCTGTACCTCTAGCTTTTATTTCTATATCGCCTTGTACATCAGGATCAAAATCAAATTGCTGATTAAAGGCATAGAAAGATTCACCTAGTGGTTGTAATAGATAGTCATCTATATTTTTAACCACTGTTTTAATAGATATCTGAGCTGCACCCATTAGCATAGATATCCCTGCCGCTGTTCTACCGGTTCCTTGTATTCCAGTCTGACCATGTGAGAAAGACGGAATGCCTGTAGATTCATCGGACAAGGCTCTTGCTTTATCAAACATCATCAAATTCTGAGAAGATACATTAGGATACTGTGTAGCAAATAGTGCTTGACCAGGTGCTCCACCTTGTCTCCTAAATATCTTACCAGGGTATACTTCTAGGTCTTGACCTGGTACGAGATTTGTTTCATCAATCTCAAATATCAGGTTACCCGATAGAACAGCATTATCAACAGCCATTCGCATAAAGCCATTCATTAGCTGTTGTGTGTCTACCATGTTTTCTGCTAGTCCTACTCCAAAGAAAGAGTAAGGGTTTAACTCATAAGGAGCAGCAAAATAAGGAATACGGATAGGCATAAAAGGATTAAACGCCAACCGTAAAATTTTGTCGTTACAAACCCAAGCGTTGATTTGAACCAAATCCACGTCTGAGTATTCTCTAGGTATATCCAAGCCTGCGTCTTCTGCAACTGTTCTATCAATGTTGCCCCAAAACTCAAGGACTTCGTAGCGATCAACGCTAACATTTGTCGAATCGTAGTCATCTAAATCATCCTCCCACCATTGTCTGGTGTAATTAGTGCCCATTTCGATACATTCGTCTAGGGCATCTTCGTCAAACAGAGGGCGATTCTTTAGTGCCCTCATATCAGCATGGTTTAATTTATGTCGCTGAATCACATATTCTACCTCATCCATATTATTAGCTGCAGGATCAGGATAGAAATCCCAACAAGAAACAAACTCTAGTCTAGGAACTGTTTTGATTTCAGGTGTATATGTACCATTACCTTCTTCATCTTGTTCCCATCTAGGGTATTCTTTGTCTTGAGCAAATGGTCCTTTTAGTATTCCTGTACCAAATAAGGACATTTCAAATGCTGCTGATCTTAAATGTTTAGAAGCTGAAGATTCTTCTAATTGATCAAGTATCTTTTTTTCCATAGCACGAGCTGCTTCTTCTGCAGGATGATACGTAATAGATGTAGGAGTAACACCTGCACCTTCTTTTAATTCTAAATCATCTGCTAATTCTTTTAATGCTCCTAACTCTAACTCTTCTTCTTTAGAACCTGGTGGAAATAAACTACCTTGGTTAGGATCATCTTGTGGTTGAGTTGGATTCTTAGGATCAAAGTGTACAGATTCTTCTACACCATCTGGTAATCTTGTTGCATCAACTCCTAATGGAAATTTTTGTCCTGCAAATAATACATCAATAATCTGACCATAAGCAGCAGTTACTTTTGTTTTTGTAACTTTTAAAAATACTTGACTTTTTTCTGTTTCTGTAAATTGTGTTTCTGAACCATAGATACCTCTATAGTTTCTATACGCTGTCATCCATCTATCTTCTTGAGAGTAACGAGAGTCATATGAGTAATTAAATTTATCTCTAATATAAGAAGATAATGTCATTTTTTGACTATCTTCTAATTCCATTTCTAGTTCTGTTTCTGTAGTTTTTTCTTCAGCCATGTTTAATATCCAAATACCTGATCAGCAGGTTTCCAAGGTTTTTTCCAATCGGTGTTGGAAAAGTCATACAACCCTCTAGGAGTTGGTCTGGACATAATACCATAACGTAGTGCATCATATCCGTGGTCGTAGTCTATTTTAGTATTCACATCTTCAGGATTATTTTTATCTAAAGGTATTTGTGGTAATTCTGATATAAGTTTAACACAATTTGAAAAAAATTCAACCCCTGCTTCTCCTGTTTCTTCATCTACTCTTAATAATCTATGTAGCTCATTTTTACCTGCTACTCTACTTCCTTTACTTCTATCGGACTGTCTCCATCGACACCCTCTTAATATCATTGTTTCTGCAATCGAAGGACCTGTTTGTCCTCTGTTGTGCCAACAAGACGAGTCAAGAACACCATACCAAATCTTATCATCGTTCTCTCTTTCAATAGTTAGTATCAAGTCTGCTAACTCCTCTGCTGTTTTTTTCTGTACATAAAGTTCTCTATATACAATTAATTTATTATCTGGCCTTACTGCTACCCATAAACATGCTGACCAACTTGAATACCCATAGTCACATGTTCTAAATCTTTTCCATGAAGCAGGTACACTATAAGGTTCTACTACATGTATATCTCTATTAAACTCTGTGAAGGCAGCACCTTCTGCTATATCCCAAGAACCTTCTAATAATTGTTGTCTTTGTACTTCAGGTAAAGATAACAAGTTTGCTTCATACTCTCCTGCCTCAGCGAGGTAAGGATTGTCTGTAAGTTTAGCAGGTATAAACCTTCTTTTAAATAGTGGCTTTCCTGCTTTATTATGGCCACTAGGATAAGTTAGCACTTCTCCGTTTTCTATATCTGTTGCCCAAAACGATGAGTTGTAAGGGGCAGGATCAATAAACATTTTCTTAACCCATAAATGTCCTGGTCCACCTGGGTTTGTAGTTCCTCTCATATACGTTGGCAAATCAGCATTCACAGTACGTAAACGAGAACGTAAATAGTTCCAAGCATATGGTGTACCATACTGAGTAAGCTCATCTACACCTATCCAAGTAAAAGCTTGTCCTTGGTATCTTAAAACGTCTTTATCTTGTTCAAGATATGTCATCCATATTCTAGCACCAGAGGGAAATGTCCATAAAGACTTTCTTTCACTCCACTTAGCACCAGGAAATACTCTTGGATATAATTCCTGACTCTTCTGCACTAGCTCTCTTAACTCATCATTTGTTCTTCTAAGTAGAAGAGCACTATGGTTAGGATGGTTGCAATATCGCAACACATCTGCTAGTAAAGCGTAGGATTTACCTCCACCTGCCGCACCACCATATAAAACTTCTTTTTCATTCGATGCTAAGAAGTCTGTCTGTGGACCACTGTTAGGTTGAAATACAATATCTCTTTCTTCTTCGATAACTTGTAGATCATCATCAGTCTCGACTATATTAGCTCTAACTGGTGGCTTCCTTTTGGCTCGAATAATTTTCTGCTTCTTTGATGAGGTCTTCTTGCGTCTCTGCCCTTGTCTTGGCTTTAACTCGTTCCCATCTAATAGTTGCTGCTTTTTTATTTCGTTCACTTTCATCCTTCTTTAGCATTTTAAATAGAGCAACATGTGATATAGATCTACCGCTTTTCGCTGATAACCATTTAGCTACTTCACGTAGACTAGATGTTTTAGCATGTTGTTTCGCTATATCTAATAGTTCTTGTTGTTCTGGTATGCTTCTTAATAAGTCTTTTGAGTTTTCTACAAGTTCCCAACCAAACGGAACAGTAGAACCTAGTTTTCTTTTATATTCAATTTCCATCTACTTCTTCTTCTTCATTTTTAGAAGGCAGTATAAACAAACCAGATGGAGTGTTTACTTCTATCTTCTCTTGCTTTACTACGCCTGCTCTATCCAATACATCTTTTGCTGCAGTAAGTTTATCCCTATTACCTAACTCAGTAGGATCATCAATGATACCTGTTATTGCAACTGCTGCTTTAGGTGCATGCATGGATAAATATTCTTTTGAAGCTTGTAATATTTCTTCGTTAAGATTAGCTGTAACATCTCTCCAGGTAGTGTTAGGACTATAGCCTGCTATGTCCATTGCTAGTCTATGATCACCCATTGCTTCACCAAATAAAGCATCTATAAATTTTTTCTGTTTTTCTGTTAGTTCTTTTGACATTTAGAATCCTGTTGAATACTCTTCTACGAAAGCAGTAACTGTTATATCGTCAGCTGTACCTGCTGTTGCTGATAAAAGATCTCCTGTATCAAAGTAAATAGGAGAATCAGATATAACTAAAAAATCATTTGCAGCTATACTTTTAGCTCCTGTAAGTGCAAAGTGAGTAGTAGCTGATGCATCATAAAACTCTAACTTAACTGTAGCAGCAGAAGATGCATCTACATTTGCTATCATTATTGAAGTAATAACAGCACGAGATAAACTAGGAGTTGTATAAATAGTTGTCCTATTCGTAGTAGATAATGCTACTGACTGTGATTTAAATGTAGGTATAGCCATTTATTTTTTAATACCAAATAAACATTTCTTACCAGTAGGAGAGTCTACTTTCAAAGCTCCACCACCTTTTCTATAACCAACATGCATAGTTTGTCCTGTACTGGTAGCATGTGCTTTAGCTTTTCTCTTACCTTCGTCAGTATAAGAAAACTTTTTATCTCCAACCATTGGCATGGTGTTTCTCCTTTACTCAGTTTTTTCTTTAGTTTTAATAGTAATATCTAGGTCTTTACCTTTTGGTGCAGACGCTGTTAAAGATATTTGTGACGCAGCACAACCTATTAAACTTAAACTTAATACAAATACAATTATTAAATTTTTCATTTCTTTCTCCTTACAGTTTTCTTTCCTGCTTTTTTATTACGAGGAAAGGATCTATTCTTACTTCTTGATACTACCCTAAGATTACTTTTCTTGTTGTTCTTAGGATTACCATCTTTGTGATCTATATCTTTCTTATCACCTTTAGTTACTTTACCTTTACGTAGAGCAGCTCTTCTTACCTTGTTTCTAGATGCTCTCTTTTTCTTTTGATCATCTTTACCTTGGTAATTTTTATATTCCTTTTTATAGTTTCTAGCCATACTAGTCCTTATACAAATTATTAAAAGTTATATGTGGATCAGTATAACTTTCATGTTCTTCGCTACTGTGAGTCCATTGACTAGGAGCAAAATCAGGAGCTCCCTCTCCAGTAACCCATAATGCAGGATTAGTAACTCTTACTCTATTGTTTGGTAACGCTACTATATTCCCTTTCCATTGACCTTCAGTCAAGTATAATACATGACTTTGTTTATGTTGGTCCGGACTATCAGCTATTTCATCTTCTGTATAATCTACAGTAAAGATATACTTAGCTAAATAAAATTCCCCATCTATCTTGGCATACCAAGGAGATGATGATGTTCTATCCAGTACGACAACTGAGTGTTGTCTTGACATACAATCCCAAGGTTGACATAAATGATTTTCCATTCTGTCAGGCCATTCATCTAGTGGTATGTCAGCAACTAGACCTTGTATTGGCATCCGAGCCCACATAGCACCACCATGTACATTAGGCTCATCATCTTCAGCTTCACAACCAGTAAATACAATCTGAAAAGATAGTGATCTATCTGGTATACAATTTACTGCTATTACTAATCCATGTAGAAATTCACCATGGTAATCCTGGTGATTAGCTGTAAACTCTTTTCTTACCCACACTTTAAAATAGGGTACATTCGATATAAGATGTGGCATAGACTATTTTCCCCTAGTCTTTACCCCACCCCTTTTCATTCCTTTTGCTTTTCTAGGTACTCCGCCTTTGCTATATCCCTTAGCTTTTTTAGTAGCGACTCCACCTTTTTTGTAGCCTTTAGCTTTCTTCATGGCTGATCCGCCTTTTTTATAACCTTTGGCTTTTTTCATAGCTGTTCCACCTTTCTTCATGTAACCCATTTTATTTCTAACAGTCTTAGGTAGTTTACTAAGACCTTTACCTTTACTGCCTGCAGGTACTTTCTTCATTTCTTTTTTCTCCTTCTAGTAGTTTTTTTCTTTCTTACTATAGTTTTTACGTTAGTGGGTTTACCACCTACACCTTGTGCTTTAGATCTTTTTCTAGACACTGCACTCTTTCTTTGTGCAGCTGTCATACTTTTAGCTTTAGATCTCGGTACACATTTAGGGTAAGATCTTTTACTTTTACTTGCAGACTTTCTACCACAAGCTTGAAACTTACCTTTCTTCTTGGGTGCACCTATGTCAACCCAATCTCCTTTAGGTCCTTTACCAAACCAGGCTGTTAGTCCTCCCTTTGGTTTAGCCATTACCTATAACCACCACCACGTTTTTTATATGTACGCACTAACCATCCGTTAGCATACGCAGAAGGATATACTTTAAATTTCTTTTTAGCTTCTGCTTTCACTCTTGCGTATAATGCAGGGTTAGTAGGTGTAGCACCTTTTTTCTTTTTAGTTTTCTTTTTTTTAGCTGCCATTAGTTATACCTACGAAGTAGTTGTTCTACTCCTCTGTAAGAACCTTGTCTATAACTAACTTTAGTTCTTGTTCTGTTAATTTTGTATTCAGTACCTCTGTATCTTTTTTGAAGACCTTTTCTTATGTCAACTAGAGGATATTTAATAGTTTTTAAATTTGTTTTGTGTATTCTTTCCATTAGCATTTCCACCTTCTTCTAGCTTGTCTAATACGAGAGTTCGGATTGTTTCTTGTTTTTGCTGAACTTCTCTTCAGTTGTCCTAATGATCTTGCACAATAAGACTTCCTTCTTTTTGCAGCTTTACTACCTTTTTTAACTTTGCCAGTAACTGCTGTCTTTAATTTAGAACCAGGGTTAGCTTTACGATACGCAGCTACCCCCTTCTTTGTCATACCTGCTCCAGACTTAGTAGGTCTATAGTTAGCCCCTTTGCCTTTCGTAGTTTTAGGTATTGCTTTAGCTTTCTTTCTTGCCATATCTTAGTTGCCTTTTAGTATACCACCAAATAAATAATACGTTAAATGGTAATACATAAAAAAACAAATCCCCTTTATTTTCTATTAACGCTACTAACCCAATGTATAAACTTGCTACACCAAGTATGCACGCAGTAATCTTAAACGCTTCATACATCCTTTATCCTGTGTGAGGGTGCAGAGTATATCCACACCCTCGTACCCAGAAGTCTCATTTATCTGATTCAGTCATCTTCCTAGTGGAATCACTGGATCTCAAACAAATTACTATTGACACGAACCTCGCAAGAATAAGGCCAATGAGTAGAGGGACTATGGTTTTTCTTTATCTTTGATAAAATCATACTTCTGGGCAAACCATTCAGGTACTTCACTAGTACTCCAATAACTACCGATTTCTTTATCTAATGCTTCTTCAACTTCCTGGAGGGTAGGCACTCTACCCAACTTAGCAATAAAATCTTTGTCCTCACGCATTGCAGCCCTAATATAAAAAACTCTGGAATGAGGTAGATGAATGCCTGTTCCCCTTCCACCTTTTATTAAGTGCCTGTAAAACTTCTCTAGTAAGTTAACATACATATCTTTTTTTTGCGTTTTGTCAAGTTTATTCCTATATCTTTTACCAATCAAGTTTACTGGATACTTTTCAGTCATTTCAAACCCCTTAAAATTTTGTTGTTGACAAATCTGAGAAACCGTGTATAACTGTATCCAACTAAGTTGGTGGGGTTATAATACCCTACCCTCTGTTTATATTCATCTAGTGATTCACTAGGTAAGATGGACAGCACTTCATTATCCCTTTCAAACTCATATAACCTATCAGCCACTCTATAGAGATCTATTGATGCTGCACTTGATTTAATTAAGTTAGCTTTCATAGATATAATCTCTACATTACCCTCAACATAACCTTTTTCAGGTATTATTCTATCCAGGGATGGTGAGCTTAGATTCCAACCTTTTCTTTTATCAGTCTTATAAGCTAATTTAATCTCTGGAAAGTAGGGACAGTATTCTTTGGCTATAGTTCTCACATAGTCTATATGCAGATTAAACCTAAGTCTCTTAGTTCGTGCTCTATTCTTAGCACCCCTCAACATTGTATCTAATTTGTATTCAATAGGATCAGCATTCATTCTTTTCTTATGCCAATTCTTTAAATACTCAGCTTTCCCATTCGTCATGAATACATATTGTAAGTTGATTTGCATGTAGTGTCAACTTAGTTAACAACATATTCCCTAAAATTATTACAAATACGTAGGTATGAACTGCTTAACATCCGAAATACCAAATTTTATGTAAGATAGGTATATACGTACGTGGTGGGGGGCGGTGGCTCATATGTACCCCTATGTGTGTAACTTACTGAAACTGTGTGTGTACAGCGTTATGCACTTGATACACACTTGTTACCAACCTGGATACACATATTACACACCTTTTATAAACTTTTTGCCAGGTGTTGCATAAATAACACTAGCTGACTGAGGCCGTATAGGTGTTGTAAATATGTATCTATTTTTTATGTAGCTTTTAAGCAACTGTTACCAATTAGCAACAATTAAAAACCCTATCCCTTAACTGTTGTTTAAATACTACACCCCCCCATTTTGAAAATGATATTTATAATGTATATATACACCAAATAGCTTAAAAGTGTTTCAATTATGCAACATAGCCTTTAAAACGATTTTAAAGCCCATAGAAAGCTTTTTAGTATTTTGAATATACTACTATTTAAAATCTTTTATTTTAATTTGTTCTAATATTGTTCTTACTATTTATATAATAAATATTACAAAGTTTTACTATTTATATAAATAATTATACTAATTATAAAAAATAGATTAGTCTCTCATATATTAGATAGATGTTCCGATTTGTGAATGTCTCAATATTAAAAGGTGATAAGATGAGAAAATCGCAAAAGTGTAATCGTCATGCTAGTAAAATAATTGATAATCAAATCATGAGATTTTATAATGCTAGTTTGAGTGATAAGCAAAGAAAAGACATAGTTAATACAGCTACTAATTATGGCACTAGTAAAACTGATAATAATACTATTTATCAATTAATTAAAGATACTTTAAAAGAAGATAAACCCTTTCGTAATATTGCACCACTTGGCAAGCAATTAGAAAAAGCAAGTATTGAAAGTGGTTATTATAATTCAAAAGGAAAATGGATATCAACTTTTTATGTTACTACTAATTTACCTAAAATTGATTTTAAAGGCTTAGGCGTTAAACATCAAACTCATGACGAACGAATGAGAAATAAAAAGACTTTGAAAGCTTATAAGAATACTATTGATAACTTTCATAATATATCTAATCAATCTGATTAGATTTTAAATTATAGATATTCCGCATTGTGAGTATCTTACAAAGAATTTTATTCAAAGCTTTTAGCTATGGATAGAATGCAAGTGAAGGATTGATGAAACTATCATCAGTCCTTTTTTATTAACTTTAAAAAATAGGTGAAAAAAATGTTAAAATATGAAGCAAAACTAGAAAATGGTAAAACAATAAAGGTATATTCAACCCCAAATAAAGTAGCTAAAACGCTGTTAAAAATAAGGGTTAAAATGGACTTATTGAGAATAAAAGAAAATTTAATATCAGAATTAAACGATCTTAATATTCTAACTGATAAGGTAAATGATAACGATAAAAAAGAATTACTTAGCTTTCTAGATAAGCAAAGCACAAGATTAGTAAATCTTTTAGATTGTGATCTATAACATAAGGATTTTTAATAATGGTTATTGATATCGAAATATTAAAACAAGCAACTAAAGGAAGATTTTTTTCTAATTGCGACAATGTATATAAAATTATTAATGATAAAATATATAATATATCTCAAAAGAAATTTGAAGATATAAGCATTTTTAATAATGATGTATTGAAAATTAATAATATTACATACGATTATAAAGGTTATGTTTTAGAAGATATTGTAAAAGTATCTGAAAAAATCAATAACCATTATAAAAATTCAGTTAAAATAACTAATTATGAAGTAAGAAAACTTTGGAGGTGAAAAAATGATTACAACACTTAAAGAAGCTAAGGAAGTAACAGGCGGTGGCATTACTAAACAAAATAGAAAAATGCCTGAATATAATTACGATACATCAGCTTGGGATTGCATAACAGGTTCTAAGCTTGTCCAGGTTGAAGGTTCAACTTGTCAAGGTTGCTATGCTCAAAAAGGTAATTACTTACGATATAAAAATGGAAGTGTAGGTAAATCTCATAAGAAACATTTAGAGAGTTTATCTAATCCTAAATGGGTTGAAGGTATGGCTTATCAGATGAAACATTACAAAGTAAAATATATGAGGTTTCACTCAAGTGGTGATTTACAAAGTTATGAGCATCTAAAAAATATCGTGGAGGTTGCTAAGTTATCACCTGATACCAAATTTTGGATACCTACACGAGAGATTGAGTTTATAACTCAAGCTAAAAAAGAAAGGTTAAATATGCCTGATAACATTGTGTTCAGAGTTTCAGCACCTATGAAAAATGGTAAGCTAAGGAATGAGACTTTCAAAAATACATCAAGCGTAATAACTGATAAAAAATTCTTAGGCAATTCTTGGTCATGTCCTGCACAAAAACAAGGTGGTGCATGTCTAGATTGTCGTAAGTGTTGGGATAGCAATATATCCGATGTTGCATATCCTTTTCATTAATTCGGATAAAATAAAATAGGAGATCAAAAATGATTAAAGGTTTTAAAAACATAAAGAAAGGTACTGAATTGTATACTAAACAATTAGGTATCCCCACTAGAGCAATAGCTATGGAAAGTATCAGACAAGGTAAGGGATTTAAAAAGACTTTACTTGTTGATGTTAAAGCATCTGAGATAGGGTTGTTTGATGAGTGCGGAAGCGTTTATGTAGACGATATCATAGCAGTTATGAATCCACAGGAGGACTAAATGGATTTATGCTTAGATTGTAATCAAGATTGTAGTTGGGGTAGCGTTGGGTTTATTGATCGCTACCCTAGATACATCATGAATAATAAGGATGAGTACATTGAGGAAGGATATGTTTGCGGTCAATGTGCTAATGAAGTTAATCAATTTATGGAGGACTAAATGACTGAACAAACTACTAAAGAAACGATGGCTACTTTACCTAATGGTTGGAAAGTATCACAACAAGTAATAAATTTAATTGCTGATTTAGATTTTGAATATGATCGAATGTCATCAAGTGGTCAAGAAGCTTATGACACAATTTGTGAGTTACTATATATTCAAGATGCACCAGAGGAGGACTAAATGAAAGTAAATACAAAAGGTATCCGCACCGAGATACATAAAACATTCGGTGGTAGATTTGTTTCAATAGTATACTACACTTTAAATGGTGAGAGAAAAAACTATTGGGGTAAATTTGAAGGTAAAGAAAAAGACTTTACCAACGAAAAAGATAGAACTGCTAAAGATAATATTGTCTTTGATGTTTATGAGAAACTAGGTAAATCACCTACTCTTAAAGGTAAAAGACAGCTTATCTTAAATGGCATTCAATCAATAAGTGACAGTCATAATACTGTTATATTAAACCTGGAGTACAGACCACACTTGGTAAGTACAACTACAATGAGGAGAGCATAATGCACATAAATGAATTAAAGCTAACGATAGAAGAAGTGTACGAACTTATTCAAGTAGTTAAACCTTATACCGAAGGACTATTTGATGAGGATGTAGATAAAGATTTATTAAGTGCATATAACAAACTAAGCGAGGTTGAGTACAAACAAGCTAAACCTAATTATAACTATGAGATTCCAGAATTTGTAGGAATCGTAAAAGAAGGAGAAGACAATGCCTAATTGGTGTCAAAATGAAGTCACAGTAAGTGGTGACGAAAAGAAAGTAAAAGAGTTTATCAAATTTGTTTCATCTAAAAAAAGTAAGTTTGATTTTAATAAAATATATCCTATGCCTAAAGAATTAGAGGGAACTGTAAGTGGCTCTGAAGATTTAAAATCGGATGAGCAGAAAGCTAACTCTAAGTTATGGAAAATAGAATATGGTGCAGATAATTGGTATGATTGGAAAAACCTGCATTGGGGTACTAAGTGGGAATTAGATCCTGATTATGTCGAAGTAGAAGATGAGGGAGATTATGTAACATATCGTTTTGATACTGCATGGTCGCCACCTCTAGGCATTCTTGAAAAACTAGATTGGAAATTTAATTTTAAGAAAAACGATGATCTAGGTATCCAATGGCACTACCGAGAAGACGGTATGGGTTTTACAGGATATCTTGAAAATGATTTGGAGATTTATGATGAGTAAACTATTTGATACTTGGTTTCACGACATGACTGAAAGTGGTGATACCAGGTCAAAACAAATTGAGTACCTAAAGACAAAAGGTATCAATGCAGAAGGCCTAAGTGAAGATACTTTATTTGAATTATTTATGGAGAATATATAATGGCAATTAAAATTACAGTTGAAATAAGTGGTGGTGTATTAGATTTTGTTTATGCAAGTGGTGATACACCTGAAGAAAAACATTTAGCTGAAACTATTGAAGTAACAATTCTTGACCATGATGTAATGGAAGAGAAGGAAAGATTAGAACTACAAGATTTTGCTAGTGATAAGCAAATTTGTATTTGGTAAAGAGAGGAGAATAGATAATGAGTGTAACCCATAATCCAAAATTCCTGCAGTATTGCAGAGAATATAAGAGAACATATAAGCTGTTGAATTGGTATCACACAGCATTATATTTATTAAACCATGATACCAAAAAGGAGAAGAACTATGAGTAAAAGAACTACAAGATTTATAGCTAAGATACCTAACAATGAAGAAGGTAATACTACACTAGAAAATCTTAAAAAATATCTTAATAAAGATAGCTATAAGTTATTAGTAAGACCATCTGGTAAAGCTTCTGAGGTAGCCAAGATTACAGGTAAACCTTCTAGCACTTATTGGAGAGATATTCCGAAAGAACACGCAAGTGATTGGAGAATTTACCTGGATGTAGAGCCTTATTATAATGCAGGGTATAAAAAGACTATTGAATTATATCAAAAAATGATTAGTGAATATCAAGAAACTATTAGAAAATCTAGTATCAAAGCAGGTATTGGAGATAGAGTAACTCATATGTTGAGAATGGCTAAAATGCATATTGATAATAACAATTATGGCTATGCAAAAGAATGTATAGAAACAATTTTAGAGGAGATTAAAAATGACTGAACTAAAAGTAGAAAAAGACATACCTATGCCTAAAGATACAGGACAAGGTAGACCACAACTAAGTAAATATGGTTTTCACGAGTTAGAATTTGAAGTTAATGATTCTATATTAGTAAAAGACTATAAGTTAGTAAAAGCTTTTCTATCTCATGCATTTACTCGTGCCAAAAGAAGTAATTCTGGTCACAAGTATGTGAGTAGAAAGGTTGGTGATAATCAATGGCGTATATGGAGGGTAAAATGACTGATCCCCTAAACATAATAGGTCTTAAAAAGATAAAAGAACTAAACGATAAAAAATCTAATATGAATTTAAAACAAATGTTTGAATGGAGAGGAACTATGACAGATCAAAAATTTATCGAGGAAGTATTCGAGATAGCTTTTGGTGATGATGCCTACAATAAAGGATATTATAAGGATGATGTACTTGGTAGGTTACGAAATTTTTCTGATGCATCTTTTGAAAAAGAATTGTTAGAAGATCGAATAGCTGTGTTAGAAAAAGATTTAAAATTTGTTACTAATAATATTAAATTTATACTTAAACATATGGAGAAATATAATGGCTAAAGAATTAATTAAAGGTAAGAATAGAAAAAGCAAAGGCAAGAAGATGTCGCATACAGGTGGCAACAGTAGGCCTTTAGAGAATGTATACTTTGATGAGGTAACTCGTAAGTGGTATAAAAAACCTGAAATCCTGGAGGGAGAATAATGAAGAAACTAACTAAAGAACAGAACTATAAAATAAATATAACTACATTGAAAATTTTATTAGTACCTTTTATAGGTAGTTTACTTATAATAGCATTCGGTGTAGTAGAAATATTGTTATATACAAATGGAGGTAACTAATGAATGCAATATTAGAAGAAACAATAGAAGTAAAAGTAGAAACAACTATCATCATCAACAAACATCAATTAGATTTTGATACTTGTCAAACAGACGATGAACTTAGAGCAGGTGCTGAAAGAATACTAACTTCAATATCTGCTGAAGATTTACGCAGTATACTTTTATTTAAAAATAGTAAAACCAAATACTTATATACTGATAATAATGGTGTTACAGTAGAATTAAAATAGGAGAGAGTGATGAAAGTACTTAGTTTATTTGACGGAATGTCATGTACTCAAATTGCATTAAAGAACTTAGGTATCAAGGTTGATACTTATTATGCAAGTGAGATAGACAAATATGGAATACAAATAGCACAAAAGAATTTTCCAGATACTATACAACTTGGAGATGTTAAGGATATTAAAGGTAAAGATTTACCTGAGATTGATTTAATTGTTGCAGGTAGCCCTTGCCAAGGATTTAGTTTTGCAGGTAAGCAATTAGCATTCGATGATCCTAGGTCTGCATTGTTCTTTGAGTTTGTTAGAATATTAAAAGAAGTTAAACCTAAATACTTCTTGCTTGAGAATGTTCGTATGAAGAAAGAGTTTCAAGCTGTAATATCAGAACAAGTATCTAACATATACCCTGAGTATACAAGTGGTGGGTTATTTGGTATCGAGCCTATTCTGATTAACTCTGCATTACTTTCGGCACAGAATAGAAACAGATTGTATTGGACCAACATACCAGGAATTGAACAGCCTAAAGATCTTGGTATTGTATTGAGAGATGTGTTGGAAGTAGATACTAATGAAAAACCAACTAAGAATACAGAAAGAAATTTAAAACATACTAAATTTCCTGATGAAAAATCTTTAACTTGTACGGCTATTATGTATAAAGGTGCAGGCAACAATGGTATGACACTAGTGCCTTTGGAAACTTATAACACACCTAAAAAAGTAGGAATGAATGTAGAAGAAGTGAAAGTTAGAAAGCATGAGGTAGATATAAAAGGTTTACAATATTTACTTAGGTCTATGAAAGAACAATCTGGAAAAACAAATAAACAGATAGCAACAGAAACTGATATGCCTGTTACTAAAGTAGAGCATTGGTTTAGAACTGATACTAGCTTCGCTATTCCTGGTGATGACATTTGGTTTAAACTTAAAGATATATTAGGTATTGAAACTGATGTCTTTGATAAACAGATTATGGAGTTTGAGTACAGGGATGGAGTGTATGAAACTAAACAAAGAGTTTATTCAGAGAATGGTAAATCACCTACATTAACTTCTAGTAATAAAGAACAATATATTGAAACTTACAATACACCGAAACAAGTTGGCACTGCTAAAGAAATAAATGGCCATGATATATTAAAGCGAGTGTATTCAGAGGATGGTAAATCACCTACACTTAACTCAATGGGAGGTGGTAACAGAGAACCTAAAGTTGCTGTTAAATCTATGACTGAGGTGAGAACACCAGAAGCTAATAAGATAAGACGAGAACATAAGAAAAAGACAGGTAAGGATTGGTCGCCTAGACATATGAGACATTTAGTAGAAAGAAAAGATGATAAATCTAATACCATAACTGCTAATACTTCTAAACAACATACAATACAGATAAGTAAAATCAGAGATAAATCTAAAACAGTTAGATCTGGTGGCAGACTATCTTATGACAGGCATGAGTGGGATAGTGTTGATGAATTACATTGGCGTAAGCTTACACCATTAGAATGCGAGAGGTTACAAACTGTACCAGATAACTACACTGAGGGAGTATCAAATACCCAACGATACAAAATGCTTGGCAATGGATTTACTGTAAGAGTTATTGAACACATACTAAAAAACATGGAGGTATAAATGACTAACCCACAACATGAATTTAATTTTACCCCTGTACAAAAAAAGGTAGATCGTGTAGACACGACAACTCCACAGTGGAAAAAGTTTAAAGAGGAATTATTAAGGAAGGAGAAATTAAAATGGACATAGTTAAAGTGTCTTTAATATTTGGGTGGAGTTGTTCGTTTATACTTTTGTTTACAGCCTTACTTGTAATTTATATATTTTTAAAAACAGAGGGAGTTAAATAATGTTTACAAAAAGTGATGACTTATCAGATGAAGATGTAAAAGAAATAAGTTTAGAATTTATTAATGCAGTTATAAACCTAAACCGGAAAGACGTTCATCCTATGGATGTAGCTAGTCTATTTATATTCTTAGGACTTACTGTATGGAGAACACACACTAACCATAAAGACTTTATGAAACTTGTAGAACAGTTTGAACAACAAGATTGGAACAACTTTCCTACTATGCAAGTGATGTTTCCAGAAGTACAAGAAGTGTTAAAAGATTTAGAGAAGGTACAGTTAGAAAATGATGAGCCTATAGATCCAAGGGATTTAAATTAATGTACACTTCGTTAGAAAAAATAATTGCAAGAGCTATTGATTATCCTATAGGTGAAACAGATGATGATACACCTAAGACTGCGATCCTGCGGCAAAAACAAGCTAAGGTAGGATTATACATAAAGTTAATTGAAAAGTTTGTAGCCTGGGCAACTTGTTTTTTTATAGTGGCAGGAGTGCTTAGGCATTGGTAAAATGAAAAAAGAAATTAGTAAACCCAGAGTGATAAGAGAGAAACAAAATACTTATACCAGGGTAGTTTCTAATAAAAAGAAGTATAACAGAAAAAAAGAGAAAAGGGAGATTGATAATGGAAATAGTTAATATTATAGGTAAGGTATTGTTTTTAATAATGTTTGTGATGTACATCATGGCCTATAAATCTAATTTAGCAAGTGCAGTTACTAGTGTTTGCTAGAATAAAAATCGTAATGTCAAGATTGTTTTTACAAAAAGTTTACGTATATATGTAAGAACATCCTTATATGTGTAGGCATGGCAATTAAAATAAAACTTAGTTGCCATGTTTTTTTATGGGGTTTGTTGTGTCGAATATATGAAAAGCTATTATAACTAATTTAGTATTCGTAATATATTGTTCAGGGTTGTCTCTGGTAGGAGAGGACATTACGATACAACTTGTTCATGGTAAAACTACAAGAAGAGGTGTACAAAAACATTACACCAGTGAGATAGATATAGAAGGAGAATAAAATGGAAAATATATTAAATGATCTCAGAAGAGTATTTCAAGATATGGAGTCTATACAAAGTAAGCTTGTGTACTCAGATGAATTAGAAGGCAAAGTTGAATTAGAATGTTTAGAACATATAAATACTTCAATGCGAAACATTAGCCTTGCAAATAATAAAATTTCAAAATTTAGTTGACAGATCTAATTTCATAGATATAACTACTACCAACGTGGTAGAGGGGGTATATATAAAACCTGCCCCAGATAGATATGCAAAATGGATTATATAATCAATTAGAAAGAATTAAAGAACTAGATTTAGATGAAGGTACAAACAAAAGAATAGATTGTATCTTCTGTGGCCATACTAAAACCCTTTCGGTAACCAAACGGAGGGGTTTTTTATTGTGGAATTGTTTTAGTGCTTCATGTAAAGCTAAAGGTAATACTGAAGAGGATCTAAGTGTAGAAGACTTATCACGAATTGTGTCAAATACATTTGACATAAATGATGAGAAGCTACCTTTTGTGTTACCAGAATACTTCATTGAAGCTAATCGTTCTAAAGAAACTATGAATTACCTGGAGAAGTTTAATTGTTTAGAAGGTTATTTATTAGATAAAGATAGATTTTACTATGATGTTAAAATGCATAGAGCAGTATTTACTATTGTGCATGAAGACGAAGTAGTAGGAGCAGTGGGTAGAGCATTGAACTCTAAACAACAACCTAAGTGGTATAGATATGATAATGCTGCACACCCTTTTATAATCGGCAGTGGCACAACAGGAGTAATTGTAGAAGATGCTACATCAGCAACTACAGTTGCACCTTTTTGTACAGGCATTGCTTTATTAGGAACATCATTGTTGGATAGTTATATGGATATTTTAAAACAATATGAGACATTAATTGTTGCACTTGATCCAGATGCTTATGCGAAATCATTTGACATCCAAAAGACTTTAAGTGTATACACGAATTGTAGGATCGCATTAATTAGAGACGATTTAAAATATTTTAATAAAGAACAAGCAATGAATGAATTACAAATAGGATAATAGGATATGAGTACAACAGATGTATATAGAGAACTTCTAAAGAAGATTGTAACCGATAGAACTTTTGCTAGAGAAGTAAAAGATGTATCAGATAGTGTATTCTTGAATGGAACAAAAGCAATTAAAGATGCTATCTATTCAGCTTACGATTCTTACGATAGAGATTTAACCATAACAGAAGTAGAGAAGCATTACCTTGCATCTCATCCAGATCTTTCTTCAGCTAAGTCTGCCCAGGTACAAGCTACCTTTAATGCTTTATCGAAAGTAGAAGACATTGGTGTAGATGTAGCTAGAGATATGGTTCGTAAACTATCTATACAACAGTCAGCTAGAGAAGTAGCTCAAGAAGCAATTAAGATTGTACAGGGTGAGCATTATGATCCTTATCCTGTAATAAGACAATTAGAAGAATTAAAAGTTATCCATGCATCTACAGACAATAGTGATAAGCGAGAACTAAATTTAGATGTTGACTCATTACTAAGTGGCATGGATGAAGGGTACTCTTTTGCATTCAACCTCCCCTCGTTAGACGCTAGAGTACCTGGAATTGAAAGAGGAATGTTAGCTATATGTGGTGCTAGGCCTAATGTAGGTAAATCCATGTTTTGGCATTACTCTGTTGCAGGTCCAGGAGGATTCCTAGATCAAGGTGCTAAAGTATTATGTATTACAAATGAAGAATTACCAAAGCGACATACCCATAGAATGCTATCTGCTGCATCTGGTATTGTAACTCGTGAGTTAAAAGGTCAAAATGAAAAGTTAAAAGAAGTATGGAAGAAAGTTGGTGACAAACTAATTGTACTTGATGGTGACCAGATGACGCTTGGTCAGATTGAAATGAAAATAGAGCAGGAAAAACCTGATATTGTATGTGTTGATATACTTGATAAAGTACCTATGTCAGGCTCATTTGCTCGTGAAGATTTACGTTTAACAGAATTGTATGGCCAAGCAAGATCTATTGCTAAAAGATATGATTGTGTATTCTTAGGATTTAATCAGTTATCTGCTGATGCTGAAGGTAAGACAATGCTACATTATGGCATGATGTCTGGTTCTAAAACAGGTAAAGCAGGTGAAGCTGATTTAATAGTCCTCTTTGGTAAAGAAAATATTGAAGAGGGTGACACTAACCAACGGTGGGTAAATGTTGTTAAGAATAAAATTAATGGTGTTCAAGATCGTTGGGTATGCGTTGTCGATTCAGACACTGCACGGTTCAGAGATTAGGAGGAAATTATGAATCAATCAATACCTATAAAAGTAGATCCTGTGTTAAATGCATATGGAAAAGAAATAGAAGAAAAAGCTATGACTATGAAAGTCCTGGTTAGAAATACATTAGTAACTGCTATTGAAATTGGTGACTTACTTATTGAAGCACAAGATCATTGCAGTTTAAATGGTGTCAGATGGAAGTTTTGGGTTACAGAAAATTTACCATTTAGTAGACAAATGGCACACAACTATAGAAAGATTGCAGTTGCTAAAGAACAAGTTATGGAATGGGTTGAAACTGATAATGTTAAATCTATTTCAGAAGCTTTAAAAAGATTGCGTAAAACAAAAGTGGTTATCGAAGAACCACAAAATGATTTAAGTCTAGATGAAGGTACTGTCCCCCCCAATAACTTACCTTGTATCGAAGACTTAAACGTCAACGATGATGCTCTAGCAGAGTTTTCTGCGTTTGAAGATAATGATGACGGTTTTATCCTGCCGCCTTCTTCACCAGAAATACCTGAGCAGAAAGTTGACATTGTCGGAGAACAGGCTGATATTACAATAGAAGCTAAGTCTAAGCCTTTAAGCAGTGTTGCTGTATGGAGTAATGTTGTTAGTGGTTTAAGTAACTTTTCTGGTGATCAAGTCGTAGACATTATAGATGAAATCTTCACGGTAGTTTCGCCTCTTAATGCCAAGGAGAAAAATCTATATATAGAGTCTTGTTTACATACGGTTAAGAAACTTGAACATGCTTTAAAGCAGGCTCAGATTAAACTTTAGTCCTCTATCCGATGGCTCGGAAGGTAGGTGGTTTTATTCCTATTTTATTGCCTACCTTCCACACATAAGGTAAAAGAATGAAATTAGTATTAGATATAGAAACAACAGTAACAAACAAAAGTCCCTCCCCTTATAAACCAGATAACTATATGGTATGTGTTGGCGTTATGCCTGTAGACGAACCTGATAAAAAAAAAGTTATTTGGTTTAATCACAATGAATTACCAAACATAGATATAAAAAAGTCTCATAAAGAATTACAAGATATTTTAGATAAGACTACACTACTTATTGCACACAATGTAAAATTTGATTTGTCTTGGCTTAGAGAATGTGGTTTTACATACGATGGTAAATTGTGGGACACAATGATTGTTGAATACTTGTATGCTCGTGGTCAAAAGATTGCTCTATCTTTATCTGAATCTTGTAAGCGTTGGGGAGTAACTGAAAAGAAATCAGAATTAGTAGAAGAATTATTTAAAAGTGGTACAGGCTTTGAAGCAATACCTAAAGACATTGTAGAAGAATATAATTTATATGATTTACTTTCTTGTGGTGATTTGTTTACTACCCAATATAAGATGCTCCAGGATGATGACCATTGTAGTATGAAAAATATTGTTGAGTTAACTAATGATATGACTGATGTGCTTATTGATATAGAACGTAATGGTATATGTATTAATATGGATATACTTGATAAGGTACAGTCTGATTACGAGCAGGAAAGAAAAGACAAAGCTATTCAAAATACAAAGATAATTAAATGTGTTATGGGAGATAGGCCTTATAATCTATCATCACCTGAGCAGCTTTCTGAAATCATATGGTCCAGAAGTGTTGTAGATAAAGAGCTTTGGGCTGAGACTTTTAATATAGGTACTACAGCTAGTGGTAAAAAAAAGTATCGCCCTAGGATGCCTAAACAAGAGTTTCAAAGACAAGTTAAAAAACAGACTAAGATTGTAAGTAAGACAACTGTAAGAAAATGTCCTGAATGTAAAGGTACAGGAAAACAATATAAGGTAAAGAAAGATGGATCTCCATACAAAATTCAGCCTATGTGTAAGCATTGCATTGGTACTGGCTATGTTTATGATGCCACCTCGGATGTAGCAGGCTTTAAATTTTCACCAACACATGTGCAACAAGTAATGTCACATGGTTTTGCAACAGATAAAACTACGTTAGCAGGCTTGGCAGTCATTGCTAAACAGCACAACCTGGAAGTTGCTCATCAGTTTTTAACTAATATGCAACGTATTAATGCACTAGATACTTATATCAATTCGTTTTGCAAAGGCATTCGCAAGAATGTAATCAATGGTATTCTTCATCCCCAGGTATCTCAAGTAAGAACAGGCACAGGTAGACTATCTTCATCTAATCCTAACTTCCAAAACTTACCTCGTGGTGGTACAGCTACAGTAAGAAAAGCAGTGGTATCTCGTTTTCCTGGCGGTAAAATATTAGAAGCTGACTTTGGTCAACTAGAATTTAGAATAGCTGTATGGATGAGTGACGATGCTACAGGTCGTAAAGAAATAGATGAAGGCTTTGATGTACATGCCTATACCTCTAAGGTTCTTACACAAGCAGGTCAAAAGACTTCAAGACAAGATGCTAAGGCTAGAACATTTAGGCCTCTATATGGTGGTGTAAAAGGATCTGCTGCTGAAATGGAATACAACAAATCGTTTATGAAAAAGTATAGTGGTATAGCTAAATGGCATACCGATCTTCAAGAAGAAGTTATGCTACATAAAAAAATAACTACAGTAACAGGTAGACAATTTGCTTTTCCAGAAGTTAAACGATTACGTAATGGTGTTACCGAAGCAACTAAGATAAAAAATTATCCTGTGCAAAGTGGAGCAACTGCTGACCTTGTACCCCTATCTTGTGTGCTTTATAATAACATTACTAAGTCTATGAATTTAAAGAGTAAATTTATAAACACAGTACATGATTCTATAGTAATTGATATACATCCAGACGAATTAGAAATAGTACCTAAACTTATTTATAAAGCTATGATGGGTGTTGGACCTGCAATGGATAAAATATTTAATCTAACCTTAGATGTGCCTATGGAAGTAGAGTTAAAAATAGGTGATGATTGGTTTGAAATGACGGAAATAGATGTTGACAAACTAACGAATTTGGATATAACAGATAACAATATAGACAGGAGAATAGCATGACAGAGAATGCACTAACAATAAAAGATATAGATAATTTACCTTACGATCAAATAGCCGGAGAGTTTGGTTTTGTAAACGAAGCAGAACAGTCTGCTGCAAATGCACCAGGATTTCCTCGTGTAACTGTAAATAATAAAGCAAGAGATGCAGAAGGTAATAAGATACCTGATGGTACTATAAAAGTATATCACCCAGAGCATGGTGTTGTATATGCTGAAGACGCATATATAAGAATATTTCAACAAAGATTTTTTTATCAAAGGTATGATGAGAATGCTATCTGGCAAGACAAAGATGGTAATGATTTAAAAGGCCGTTATGTTAATAAATCTGTATTTGTTAAACATCCTAGTGAAGAAGCTCTTGATGAAGAGGGTGGTGTAAATTGTGGTAAGTTTAAAGTAGACGATTGGGATAACCTTTCAGAAGACCGTAAGAATTGGTGGAGAGGTGCTAAAAGATATCGTGTAGTATTTGGTTTACTTCGAGTAGAAAAAGGTTTTGTAGGAGAAGGTAAAGATCCTGTAAACTTTGATAACCTTCCTATTATGTTTCAGATATCTAATAGAGGAACATATAAAAACTTTGGAGATGTTATGTCTCAGTTTTATAAAACTAAGAAGATGCCTTTTAAACATGAAGTAAAACTTAATTTTAAATTAGAACAATCTGGTGCTATATCTTGGTATGTAGTGACACCTACTATCACCTCTGAGGCTGTGCCTTTTACAGATGCTGACATGGAAGTTAATAGATCTTTCTTAACATATGTTACAGGACATAATGATAACATCCGTGCTAGGTCTTATGAAGCAAAGCGTTATACAAGTGATATAGACGCTAAAGTTATTGATAACGATTTTATTGAAGTTACTGATACGTTACCTGAATAATGAATGATAATTTAGCTAGAGTAATAGCTTACCTTGAGTCTGCTAATAGAGGAGAGGTATCAATGTCTGAGGAGATAATTGACCAAGCTGCCGAAGATTTTAAACAGGCTCTTAAAAAACAATTTACTCCTCAAGATTTTTCTTTTAAACCAAGACCTTCTAATTTAGGAAAACCTTTATGTCAACTGCAATTAGCGAAAGCAGGAGCAAGAGCAGAAGACAAACCTTATACCTTTAAAATGATTGTTACATTTGGTGATGCAATAGAAGCTATACTAAAAGCCATACTAAAATCATCTGGAGTTGATTACAAAGAAGGTGACAACATAGAGATCACTGAAAACTTAACAGGTGAAACTGATTTATATGTAGATGATAAAGTAGATGATATTAAATCTTGTAGTCCCTGGGCTTTTAGAAATAAGTTTTTAAGCTTTGAAGGATTAAAGTCTCACGATAGTTTCGGCTATCTTACACAACTACATCTCTACTCTAAAGGAGCTAAGAAAAAAGTTGGTGGTTGGTGGGCAGTTAATAAGTCTAGCGGAGAAATATCTTACCTGGATGATGAGTCTACCGAAGAAGAAGTACAAGAAACTGTAGATCAGGCTTTAGATAAAATAAAAAAACTAGAATCTGATGTACCTTTTAAAAGATGTTTTGACTCTATAGAAGAAAAGTTTCGTAAAGTACCTACAGGTAAAAGAGTTTTAGGTGAAGAATGCTATTGGTGTGATTATAAATTTAGCTGTTGGCCTAATTTAGAATACAAACCTCAAGAAGCATCCTCAGCCAGAGAGCCAAGATGGTTCTATTACACGAATGAAGATGAGGTTGTAGATGAAAAGAATACTTGAAGTTGATGACGAAGAAGTAGTAATATTATTAAGACCTCGTAAGAGTGCAGAAGGAGATTGGAATCACTCAACAAATATACATTTTCCTAAAAAATATGATGACTCTTATGGTATGGTTGATGCAGTTAGTGATCTTGCTCGTGCTATGGTTGGTTTTAGTTACTGTGGAGATAATGAAGAAATTGTTGAGTATGCTGCATATTTCTATAAACTTATTAAAGAACCTGCAGAACAAAAAGAAAAAACAGTAAAAAAAGATAACGTAATTTATTTTAATCAATGGGGTAATGATGACTAAAAAAGATGATCCAGTAAATTATCCTTCTCATTATAACAATGGTAAAGTAGAAGCTATAGAAGCTATCGAAGCATCTATGGGAGAAAAAGAATTTCGAGGGTATTTAAAGGGAGCAATCTTAAAATACATTTGGAGATATACCTATAAGGATCGTGCTTTAGAAGATTTACAAAAAGCACGTTGGTATTTGGACAAGCTAATAGGCATTGTCCGTTTGGATGCAGACTTAAAAGATGAGATTAAATTTAACGATTAGTTTAGAGATTAACCCAGAAGAATACCCACTACCTATAGATGGAGATGTAAGAGATGAGATCGAACAGATCATACGAGACTCGTTCTACGACATCGAAGGGATCGAAGTCGAGAAGATCAAGACCTCGAAAAGGACAATGGCCTCCCCTTCGTATTCAGTTCGATGAGGGCTTTAGAGCTTTTTCACGAGGAATATTAAAAAACCCTTATGGAGAAAATAATGTACGCCATAAGGAATGGCTACGAGGTTGGAACACAGCCTATTTTGATAACAAAAATAAATTAAAAGGAAAGAAGAATGGGAGTATATGATTTAACAAAAAGCAATAGTGTAAGTTTACCCACAGATTATCAAAGCTTTATTCACGTTTCTAGATATGCTAGATGGATTGAAGAAGAAAACAGAAGAGAAACCTGGGAAGAAACAGTCAATAGGTATTTTAATTACTTAGAAAAACATACTAAAGAAAATAATAACTTTAGTTTGTCTGTGGAAAAAAGAAAAGAATTACAGGATGCTGTTCTTAACCTAGAGATTATGCCTTCTATGAGAGCATTAATGACAGCAGGTGTTGCTTTAGAAAGATGTCATGTGGCTGCATATAATTGTTCTTACCTACCTGTAGACAGTGTTAGATCTTTTGATGAATGTTTATATATACTTATGTGTGGAACGGGTGTAGGTTTTTCTGTAGAAAGAAAGTATACTAAACAATTACCCACAGTTAATGAATCTTTTGAAGATAGTGAAACAACTATTGTAGTCGGTGACAGCAAAACAGGATGGGCTAAAGGATATAAAGAATTAATTCATTTATTATATTCTGGTCAGATACCTACCTGGGATTTATCTAAACTAAGACCTGCAGGTGCAAGGCTTAAAACATTTGGCGGTAGATCAAGTGGTCCTGATCCTTTAGATGATCTATTTAGATTTACTGTAAATATATTTAAAGGTGCGGCAGGAAGAAAATTAAAATCTATAGAATGCCATGACATCATGTGTAAGATAGGTTCAGTTGTAGTAGTAGGTGGAGTAAGACGTTCTGCACTTATTAGTTTATCTGATTTACAAGACCAGGAAATGGCTTTAGCTAAATCTGGTGAGTGGTGGAATAATGAAGGTCAAAGAGCATTGGCTAATAACTCTGTATGTTATAAAGAAAAACCACCTATAGGTATCTTTATGAGAGAGTGGCTTACTTTATATAACTCTAAGTCAGGTGAACGTGGTATATACAATAGACAATCTGCAGTAGAAAAGTCATTAGAGAATGGTAGAAGAAATCCAGACTATGATTTTGGTACTAACCCATGCTCTGAGATTATATTAAGGCCATATCAGTTTTGTAATTTAACAGAAGTAGTTGTTAGAGCAGATGATAAGATAGTGGATTTAGAAAGAAAGATTGAGTTAGCTACAATTCTTGGTACAATACAATCTACTTTAACCGATTTAAAATACCTTAGAAAGATATGGAAAGATAATACAGAAGAAGAAAGACTTCTTGGTGTTTCTCTTACAGGTATCATGGATAATGAATTATTAAATACTGCATCTGCAGGATACTTATCTGATCTACTTTTACAACTAAAACAAGTAGCTGTTGATACAAATCTAAGATTATCAGAACAATTAGGTATACCCCAATCAACTG